AGCATTATGACGTATTAGCTCCGCTTATCACTGACAAGAGTAGTTCATTCCTAGTTCGATTAGAACTTCACAAAGTTATTAAAAAACTTAGTGGGAATGACCGAAGCTTGTTAGATATCTACGAAGCTGCCAAGGGAGAAATTAAAAATACTACTTTGAAGCAGTTTGTTAAAGATAATCCTGAATGGGACATTGAGAAGATTAATAGAGCTTACGAAAAGAAGTATCCTTTGTTGACTGCAATCAACACATACAATATACAACAAGTTGTTGAACATGTGGCTCATTATGTAAATATGGTCGATAAGATTTAATAGGAGATAGAAATGCAAAAGAGAATTAATTGGGCAATTACCGATAATAATGTTTCGGTAAATTATGATGGCGAGTCTCACATTGTACCTCGCCAAGATGCGTTAGCCGATCGTTTGATTAAGGCAATCAAAGAAAACCGTCTACAAGAGATTCCTGCTCTTGTTTCGGCAGCTAAGCGCATCGAGATTTTTTCCAAAGGCAACTTCAAAGTTGAAAATGGACAAGTTCTTGTCAATGGTGTTCCTGCGCCTCATGCGCTAAGCAACAAGATCATTCGCTTCTCGAATGACGGCCTTCCTTTCCAGCCTTTGGTTAAGTTTGCAGAAAATTTGCAAAAGAACCCGTCTTTCAGAGCGGTAAACGAACTGTTTACCTTCTTGGAGAAGAATGACCATCCTATCACTGAGAATGGCAACTTCATCGCTTATAAGCGCGTTCGTTCTACTTTCAAGGATATTCACAGTAACACCATGGATAACTCTGTTGGCAAAACTGTTGAAATCCCTCGCAACCAAGTTGACGAAGATTCCAATCGTACATGTAGTCATGGTCTACATGTTGCCAATTGGGATTATGCTCACTTGCATTTTGCCAGCTCTGATGCAGATACGGACGTTATGCTAGAAGTAGAAGTCAACCCTGCTGATGTTGTTGCTATCCCCGTTGACTACAACAACTCTAAGATGCGTGTTTGTAAATATAAGGTTTTGGGCGTGGTAACCACTCCATATGAGCCGAGCCGGGCTCTCCGAGTTGTTGACGAATCCTACAACCCTGCCGATGAGTATGACGAGCTGTCTGAAGATGATAACGACTCTTGCGATTATTGCGGAGACGAGGTATATGATGGTGGTCGATTCTGCACAGAATGTGAGTACGATGAGGAGCATGATGAGGATGAGAATGAGGATGATGAGTATCCTTGGGACGATGAACTTGATGAGTAATCTTTCTTAAATCGTGGGGCCCGCAGTGGCGATATAGTTCACTGCGGATTTCTTTTTGGGGTCAAAATGAATATTGATGAGAAAAATTAAAATTAATGCTTGGTGAGGCGTAGTGTAATGGTGTAGACCGTGCCCGTAAGGTATTGATATTTGTTCATCAACATAAAGCTAAACATGAATTAAACCCTGATAAGAAGCTGTAGCATGAAGAAGAGGCTAAAAGATTAGCTGATGATGAAAGATGGAATCTTATTTAAGAATGTTTCCACTTTTTACCATTCAAAATTCTATTAATATGAGAAGTTGTACAGTTGAATTGTATACCTAATTCTTTTTGGGTGTAATTGCCTGTTGCATATAGTGCTTTAATGTTAGAAACATCTTCCAATGTTAAATTTTTCTTAGTAAGAACTTCGTCATGTTTTTTGTCGTCCCAACTTTTACCCTTAACAATCCTATGAATTTGGGTTAAAGATACTTTGAATTGTTCTGATAATTGCGTTTGAGTGTAATTGTCTGTGGCATACAAAGATTGTATTTCTTGTATCTGTTCATTGGTTAGTTTGCGTCTAACTTTGAGAAGTTCTTCCTTAACATGAGGTTTCATCTCTTTCCCGTAGTTTGGATTGTTAGCCCCATATCTTCTAGCTCCAAATGAACCCTCACCACCATCAGTCTCATTGTATAATTGATGATTGTTATCTTTTAAATGCTTGATCCAAAATCGCTCTCTATTACAGGCTTCATCCCAACCTAAGCACGTTTCAATTTGTTCGAATACGAAATTATCTTCTCCGTATTTTAGAGTCGCCCAATGTATGGCACGTTTCACTGTGTGATGCGCCTGTAGGCAATGCCTTCTCCATCTTTTTTCACAATTAACTGTGATACCAATATAAAGTTTGTTATTAATCTTGTTGCGTATCTGATATACATAGTATTGTTTGCTCTTTTCCTTCGTCATGCATTTTATGACGAAGGATTGATAGAAGGTTTTTCAAATGAATATTGCTATTTTAGGAGCCCAGCTAGGTGATGAGGGCAAGGGACATATCACTCATCATTTATCTAAAGATTATGATTGGGTGATTCGTTTCAATGGTGGGGCCAATGCTGGTCATACCATCTACCGAGATGGAAAGAAATATATTCATAATCTTCTTCCATCAGTAGACTTTAGGTTTCCTAATGTCAAAGCTTATCTGGGTTCAGGTATGGTTATTGATTTAGAAAAACTTAGAGATGAGGTAGTTGAAGCAGATAAATCATATCCTGGGGTTGGTCGAAGAATCTTTGTTGACAAAGATGCCTTCCTCGTAGAGGATAAACATAAGGAAGAAGATAAACTGACTAATGGTCATATTGGGTCTACCAATAGAGGAATTGGTCCAGCTTATAAAGACAAGATAGCGCGTTCAGGAAAACGTATTGGCAACTTGTTTAATCAGAATGATCCAAGTGTAAATACTCTATTAGAGTTAATGAAACTTGGAGTTACATTCACGACCGTGTTAGAGTTAGAAGAAATTTTTAAAGCAAGCAATTTGCTTTTTGAAGGCGCCCAAGGCATTCTTCTTGATATTAATCATGGTATTTATCCTTATGTCAGTTGTAGCGATGCAACTATTGGCGGTATCATTGCATCTGGCTTTGCATTTGCCAAGCTAGATAAAGTGTATGGTGTAGCTAAATGTTACACCACTAAAGTAGGTGAAGGTCCGTTTCCAACTGAACTTCATGGCGAAGCTGCTAATGATTTGAGGAAATTAGGCAATGAGTTTGGAGCAACAACTGGTCGCCCTAGACGTGTAGGTTGGTTAGATTTGCCTGCTCTAAAATATGCATGCAAAAAAGGCGGAGTCACTCATCTAATTCTAACCAAATTTGATATTCTCAATGGAATGCCGAAGGTTCCTGTTTGTGTGCTTTACGATAAAGCACCGATGAGCCCTTCTGATTTTATGAACGTTTCAATTCGTACTATTGATGTGCCGGGGTGGGCAGATGCTAAAGATCCTAACCAATTGAAATCTTTCATTAATATTGTTGAAACATTCATAAAATGTCCAGTTGAAATCATTTCTTATGGAACATCTGAGGCAGATATTACAGATTGGGCGGCTTGATATAGATCATGTATGTTCATTCTTGATAAAGTTGACCCACAATTTAGGTTTTTAGCGGATAAGTTATTCTTCACAGATAACACAGATTTGGATCTGTCTAATTTCAAATCTTTATTTGACAGTAATGAATATCATTATCGCTATTTGCTGGATCGCTTTTCTCGTAGTTTAGAGGTTTTTTGGGACGAATCCTTCTGGATTAGTCGTTTGGATATAATTCTATCTCTACAATCCAAACGACTAGATTCAGAGATTGGTAGCCTACTTTTATCACGATTTAGAAGAATGTTGTATATCAGAATAAATCCAACACCTAAAATAGATTCTGAATTTATCCAATTCAAAGCTTGGACTAAAGTTCTAGCTTCCAGAAAAGAAAACATCACTTCTATTCGAGAATTTTTTATTAATCTAGTTCATATAATTCAAGTTGGTAAGATTACTAATATAATTGGACATTTCATGCCACATTTGTTTCAAGATATGAATGAATATCTTGGGCTTCTTGGTAAAAAAGTTAGTGAATCAGCTCGTAGTTTTCAAGCTCTTAAACAATTGGAAAGCCAAGGCGTTCCAATTGATAAATCTCCTTTGCTTAAACAAGCAAAGAATCTTTTATTGAAAAGGGCACTCAATCGACCTAATAGGCGCTCTCTATTTGCCCTAATGGATGATAAAGAGATTATAGATTATCTCAAATCAGAATATAAATCTGAAGATCGTGCAAGACTACTAGCATTTGTTGAATCATGTGATTATAAAGAAATTGAAGAGTATCATTTGCGCAATATCAAAAACCTATTAGAGATAGACTCTTCAATTGCAGAAGAATTATTTATTATATATGCTGATAAACTTTGGGCACGAGGAACCGGGAATCGTGGAGCTAATGTTAAACGTTTAATTAGGCTTTGCAAAACAATACCAATCTTCTCACCAAAAAAAGCATTAGTTTATCTTTCCCAAACTGGCAGAATGTCGGATATCAAACCGTTGGTATCAGCATTTCCTGAGCTAAAAAATTTGACGCCATTCATATGATTTGGAACCAATTACCTTATGAGTTACAACAAAAGATTATAGATCGTATTGTAACTTTATTAGAAACTGAAGATGACGACCATATGCAAGATGGTCTTATTGCCGCTATTCACGAATTAGAGGTATGGAGCAATTCTCCGTGTGAAATCATCGGAGATCATGGCTTTCCAGAAAAGGATCCTTTCAAATGATTAGCGTTACAGAAAAAGCAGCTCTTAAAATTCAAGAACTTTCTGATGCCGAAGGTATTGGTCACTACAATGTTCGTGTGCGCGTGGTAGGCGGCGGTTGTGCCGGGTTTACCTATGATATGTATTATGAAGATAAAATTAGTGAAATGGATGAAGTTGTTGAGTTAACTGACTTCTATGGTACTATTAAAGTGGTCGTAGATCCAGTTTCTTTTCAATATTTAGAAAATGTAACAATAGATTGGGAAGATAGAGATTTTGCGTCAGGCTTTAGATTTATTAATCCTAATGTTACAGGCTCTTGCGGTTGTGGTAGCTCTGTGTCGTTTTAAGGTTAGTTATGGAGAATTTAGAAGAAGCATTATCTTGGTTGAAAAATACTGATAATCACCATGCGTTTGCCAGTAATCGTTTTGATAGTAATAGTGATGCTATTGAATTTGTAGAGACACTTTATGCTGCTGGTGCAACTAAAGTTGAAATAGAAGTTGATGATTATCGAGATGACGATTACGCAGACACAATCTATATTACTTTGCCTGATGATCTTCATAAGCGCCTAGATATTGTTCCTATAGTTTTCAGATATAGACCAGATGAATTTGATGATGATTGGAATGGTACAGAACCAATTAGATTATGGTGGGATTAAATTATGGTAATTGTGGTTCCGCAAATGCAAAATCAAAAAAACATGTGATGGCTCTTTCGTTCGCATTCCATCTGAAAAACTAAAGAATGGCGTAAAAGTATTTGGTCCAAAATCTTTGGCTACAAAGAGCGTCCCGAACCAACTGATGAAGAACTTATAAAAATGCATGAGGGCAGCGGCACTCCAGGACTGATTTGGTTTCCAGAAACTTTCTGGATTGACTATAGGTATGAGAAAAATATAGAAGTTGCCCATCGCCTACTCAATGCAGCCTCATATGCAGATGAGGTGGCCGTCTCTACACAAGATTTAGAAAGATTGATATGAATTCTTGGTCGTTAGCAGAAGCTTTGGTTTTTGCTAATTCATTTCGTGAATTCTTAATACCACTAGGTTTTGATATTGCTTTAACCAGAAGTGTTCTGACTAAAGGTTTCAGCGAAAAGGATATAGATATAATAATCTATCCTTTAAAGAAGATATCATCTAACTACACTAAACTATTAGAAGAGCTTCCTAAATTTGGTTTGAAATATATCCGACTTCCTAATCATAATAAAGGTTATCAGGATGATGGAAAGAATGTTCAAGTTTGGGAATACAAAAATAAACGTGCAGATTTATTCTTTTGGAGTTAACTATGAATAAGCATCCTGTACTAGATTTAATTGTGAAAAAGAGTCCGCACCTAAGCTGGATTCAAGATAACACCGCGCTATTAGTGCGTCATGGCTCTCATGCTTATGGCACTAACACTCCCTCTTCTGACGAAGACTTTAAGGGCATTGCAATCCCTACTAAGAAGTATTTCTTGGGCACTATGCATCGTTTTGAGCAAGCCGAATTAAAAGCGCCTGATCCTGATGCTGTCATCTATGACATTAGGAAGTTTTTCAATTTGGCCGCTGATTGTAATCCTAACATCATTGAGGTATTGCATACTGATCCGTCTGACCATTTTCTTGTAAGCCCTATTGGTGAAGAAATTCTGGCTCATAAGGACGATTTTCTTTCCAAGAAGATCAAGTTTACCTTTATGGGTTATTCAGTAGCTCAACTTAAGAGAATCAAGACTCATAAGCGATGGATTATGAATCCACCCAAAGAACCACCAACGAGAGCTAGTTTGGGTTTACCTGAACAAACTTTGATTCCTGCTGACCAGTTAATGGCAGCCCAAGCCGAAGTGCAAAAAGAATTGGATAGATTCCAGTTTGATTTCATGGAAGGTATGGAAGAGTCTGCTAAGGTCGGTTTGCGCAGTACGGTCTCAGAGATGTTAGCGGAATTGAAAATTACTTCCGATCAGCACTGGGAGGCTGCCGCTCGTAAGATTGGGTTAAGTGATAACCTAATTCTTGTTATGCAACGAGAACGCGAGTATGCTGGCGCCAAACGAGAATGGGACCAATATCAGAATTGGAAGAAGACCCGTAACCCAGCTAGGGCCGCTTTGGAAGAAAAGTCTGGTTATGATACCAAACATGCTTATCATTTAGTTAGACTGATTCGTATGTGCCGCGAAATTCTAACTACTGGCAAGGTTTTAGTAAAACGACCTGACAGAGAAGAGTTGCTCACTATTCGTAATGGAGCTTGGTCGTATGAACAGTTGATTGAATTCGCTGACCGAGAGGAAAGAGAATTAAATGAATTGTATAATACTACCACAATCCTTCCTAAGATGCCTGATAAAGATAAACTAGATCAGTTGTGTATTCGATTGGTTGAGCGCTCTTTGTCTGGTGTATAATTTCGTATCTAAGTACATATGGAAACCGAGAAAACTAATCACATTTCTATCTCATTTGCTGCTGCTGAACAAGTTAAGTTGCAACTTGAAAAGCGAGCAACTCCAGAGTCTTATATAAGGCTTGGAATTAAGGGTGGTGGTTGTTCTGGATTTTCATACGTACTTAGATTCGAGGATGATTCTCCAAAAGACCGCGATGTTGTGTTTGAACAATATGGTGTTAAAATTGTAGTTGATAAAAAGAGCTTAGTTTATCTTAACGGAGCCACACTAGATTGGGAGAAGACACTGATGAAACAAGGTTTCAAATTTGTTAATCCAAACGAAAAAGCTAGTTGTGGTTGCGGTCACTCTTTTACAGTCTAATAAAGGAATACATATGATTCACGGAATCTACTTGAGAAGCACGCCAAAAACCAAGTGGCTTTTGGTATCTCAGACCATTTCGCCAGAGATGGCCCATATGGAAGTTGAAGCACTCAAAAAGCAGGCGGCCGAAGATGGTTTTGATCGTGCTGAAGTGGCTATTCAAACTTTTGATTCCGCTTTCTATATTCCAGAAACATTAGTTGAACTCAAGGAACGGGAAATTCTGTTTAATTAATCATGAGTAAATTTGAAGATCTTCTTTATCAATTAGAAGAGGATAGTATAACTAAGAAGCAAATAGATCGTTTTGTATCATTCTTTAAGAATGACAATCTCTATAAGCCATTATTTGATAGTTACGTTTCACGGCGGCTACACAATAATATCCACCCTGAACGACTATTAAATATGGCTTACAATATGGAAAAACACGAAACTACAAAATATCTTAGTGAGGCAATCAATGACCGGATAGCTGATAGTATAATTCTTAAAGACGAGAATTATGATCAGTTTTATTTTATGTATCGACACGATACTCGTGATGAGTATCACATATTCAAAACTTTATTATCTAAACTAGGAGATCGTTTAGATGATAATGTTATTAAAGTAATAAACACAATTGCTCCTATTATTAAACGAGACAAATTTGATTTGATGATTGAAGCTTTGGGGACTTTTGAATTTGGAAATTTTCGAACCATACTATTTATGGATCGACTTTCGGCTGAAGAGCAATATTTATTAGTATCCAAAGCTTTAGAGAAAGAAAGTATTGCCGGTCTTCGTATGCTTAGATTGTCTAACAATAACCTAAAAAACGAAATACAGAAAAAAGTTGATAACGATGGAGACAAAAGTATTTTTGCCACAGCACTTAAGAATACTCTCATTCCAATTGATACGTTAGAGGGCAATGAGTTTATAAATTTTGTTATTTCTATGTATGGAGATAAGATGCCTGCTACATTAGGTAGATTATATGTGCGGGCAGAAAAAGAGAATAGATATGAATATCTAATTACTCTTGGGAAACATAAAAATAAGAAAGATGTATTACGGACTATTTGTAAGGCCAATGATAAAAAGCTGATTGATCGTTTCTTTTCCATCTATAAGAATAGTCCAGAGGTCAAACATCTAGTTCCTTTCTTGTGAGATATCTGTTATATAGTCATGTGATATCCTAAGGGAAACATGACAAATGCGTTAAACTTACAAGAATTAGATCAAGAGCAGGCGCTCAATCTTACTAAATTCTTTATCCAATCAAAACATAATGTCTTTTTATTTGGAAGGCGTGGTGTTGGCAAGACTGATATTGCAATTCAAGCTGCTAAAGAATGTGGCTATAAAGTTAATTATATTAACCTAAGTGTAATAGAAAGACCAGATTTAGCGGGCTATCCAGATATGAATGCGCCAGGTGATGTGATTAATTTCAAATCGCCTTATTTCTTACCCAAACTATTAGATGGTTATGAATCGGATAGTGTAATTCTTTTTGATGAAGTAGACAAGGCACAACCAGAAGTAACGGCTCCATTGTTGGAAATTCTACTATTCAAAAAAATCAATGGTATGCCAATCAACGCAACCTCTTGTATATTAACCGGCAATCTAGCAAATGAAGGCGCCTATTCCAATGAGATAAGTTCAGCACTCTTGGATCGTGGCGCCAAATTCATTTTGCAATTTAATTTTGAGAAATGGGTTGATTGGGCCAAAGCACATAATGTACATGATCTTATTTTAGGGTTTTTACGCAGCGATCCTGAGTTTGCATGTGGGAAAGAAGAAAATACACTTTACGCCTCACCATCTCCAAGAAGTTGGACATGGGCATCAGATGCGCTACTGCGTGCCAAAGACCTCAAAGTGTCGGATATAGACTCCGTCACCCAAATCATTTCTGGATATGTTGGAAGTGAGGCCGGGCTGAGATTCAAAATATGGTATGAACATTATCGTAAATTTGAACCTCACGTTCATTCTTTAATTGACCGTAGCGAAATGTCTCTCAATTATAGCGACTTAATGCCCACTGAAAAAGTAGTCTTTGTAGTGTCGGCATGTTATTACACAAAACAACGTGTCTTCAAAGACAGATCTAAGAATAGGTTTGCATATCTAGAGAACCTATGTAACTTCTTTCAACAATGTAAGGTAGAGCCTGAAGTTCAAATTATGGGGCTTCATAACTCTTTTGATTTTGATATGATTAGAGAACACAATTTGTATAAGTGTAAACCCTTTTTCGATCTCTTTACTAAGCTGAGTGAAAACGTTACGTTCAAGAAGTAATGACGCGCCCTTGACATCCTAATTATAGGATTTATGTTCTTATTTGTGAGGTTGTATGAGTAATGTTGTTCATGTAGATGATAAAAATTTCGAAACTGAAGTCCTTCAATCTGAAGTCCCGGTTTTGGTAGATTTTGGAGCCGCGTGGTGCGGACCTTGTCAAAGACAACTACCTATTGTTGAAAAGTTTGCAACCGATAACGGAAACGTAAAAGTTTGCAAAGTAGATATTGATGATGCTCCAGTTGTAGCTTCTAAGCTCGGTATTCGTGGAGTTCCCACTTTAATGCTTTTTAATGAAGGGAAGTTTGTTGGTTCAAAAGTTGGATTAACTTCCCTAGCTGAGATTAGTAACTTTGTGCTTACTAAAACTGGCTGAGATTGCTAAATTACAATTTAATATGAAATGAGGGCCGGCGTTTGCTGGCTTTTTACTTTATGGATATTCATACTGCTGCTAAATATATGTCCCATGGTTATAGGATAAAACGAGCTGATTGGGATTCAAGAGTTTACCTATTCATTGGTTATCATGGTGGAGTTTTACAAGTAGATAGATGTATTCATCTCAATGGTGCGCCTGACACTTACGAACCCGGCGATTGGTATCCAAGAATCCATGATATGATTGCTGATGATTGGGAATTAATTACTGAAGGTATTGTTATGTACTTTCCAGTTACTTACGATAAATAATCATGTTTACATTTTTAATAATTGTATTTAGTATAATTATCTACCTTGCTATAGCAGGCACAACACATGGTTATGCAAAACATCGTTGGCCGCCAAATGTCGTTAGGAGACAAGTTCTAGTAAACTACAGGTGGGAATGGCAAGACCATGATACTAATAGTGGTAACAGAAGTGCGTCCACTATATTTTGGCCTTTTTATTGGGTTTTTTATTTGGCCATTTACCAAGATGAATGAGATAGCTTTCTCTAAAATTGAGAAAAGTGCAGGAGCCAAAGTTGCTAAGAATAAAGTTCGTATTGCCGAACTGCGGGCAACTCGTGATCAGCTTAAATCATCTAATGATGAATTAGAGCAGGCCGAAGCTGAATTGGAAAAAGAAATTGCTGAATCTATGTAAGAGGGAATATGTCTCAAGTAAAAATGGTTGTTGGATTTCCAGCGTCTGGTAAAAGTACAGTTACAAAAGATCTAATTAAGAGTGGCGCAGTATCTCTCAACAGAGATACTGAAGGTGGAACCATTGCTAGTTTGCTCCCAAAATTAGAGCATCTTTTAAAAGACGGCAAGGATGTTGTACTTGATAATACTTTTCCTACCATTGAAGTTCGCAAACCATTTATTGAGCTGGCTAAAAAATATAATGCAGATATTAATTGTACACTAATGAGTACTTCAATTGAAGATGCTCAATTCAATGTTGTGCAGCGTGCAATTGGTTTGATCGGAGAATTTCCAACACCAGAAACTATCAAGAAAGCTAAACATACAAACATTTTTCCTCCTACCGTCTTGTTTAAATACAAAAAAAGTTTCAAAAGCCGACCGTAGAAGAAGGGTTCTCTAAAGTAGAGATACATAAGTTTGTTCGACAGATCAATCCTGACTTTACTAATAAGGCTTTGATTGTAGACTATGACGGCACTTTGCGCGAGTGTATTGGTGGAAATGGTAAATTTCCGGTAACCAAGGCTGAGATTGAAATTAAACCGGGACGTACCAAAGTACTAGAAGAGTACCAAAAGAAAGGGTATCGTTTATTGGGAATTTCTAATCAAAGTGGTATAGCTAAGGGCGAGCTAAGTGATGTGGTAGCTCGTAGACTTTTTGAAGTAACTAACGACATGTTAGGCGTTGATATTGAAATTAGATACTGCCCTCATCAGTCAAATCCCATTGCGTGTTATTGCAGAAAGCCACAAACAGGTGTTTTGGTGGAATTTATGTTGAAGCATAAGCTAAATCTTAAAGAGTGTCTATTTGTAGGGGATATGACTACAGATGCAACCTGTGCTAAAAGGGCAGGGGTTCCATATGTAGATCAAGCAGAATTCTTTAAGTGATCTACTAATTTTTTGATATGTAGGAAACCAATTCTTAAAAAGGTTTCCTACATGAGTAATGTTAGAAGATGTATTCGCTGCAAAAAAGAAAAATCAGTTTCTGATTTTTATAATGAAAAAAGATGTCAATCCTGCAAAGATTACTATGATACTTATTACAAGATCCATAGACAGCGGGAAATAGATCGAGCTAAAAATGTTCAGAATAAAGATAGAAATAAAACTAACGCCTATAAAAGAAAGCTCAATCGACAAACTCCTCTAAACATTTGTTTACAGCAAGCTCGTAGGAGAGCTAAGTTAAAAGGTGTACCATTTGATATTACAATTGATGATTTAGAAATTCCTGATGTATGTCCGGTTTTAGGAATACCCCTTCAAGTTAATACGGGTCATGCTAAAGAAAATTCTTACTCGCTTGATCGTATTATCCCAGAAAGGGGATATGTAAAAGGCAACGTTGCTGTTATAAGCTACAAAGCCAACACAATTAAGAATAATGCCACAATTGAAGATTTAGAAAAAGTTTTACAATGGTTAAGGTCCATTAATGATAGCAATCATAGCACTACTAGTTAGTATAACTAGTTTATTTTTTACCATAATTTCTTTTTGGAAAAACTCTGCCAGAGTTAACATGAAAGTAACAAGAGGCAAAATAGGATGCATAGGACCATTGTGGAAAAATGCTCATGAAGTTTTGTATTTTACAGTAGCTAATGTTGGTGGTAAAAGGGTCAAACTGAATAATATTGTTATGATGGCTCTTGGTAAATCAGGAGGAATATTAGTAACTCCACATTTAACTCACGCCTTTACTCCCCAAGATATTGATCCTGGACAAGATGTTTCGTTTGAATTAGCTTTAAATTCAACTGTCGCGCCTGAATATATTAGGCTTATAAAATATGGGTATGAGTTTTATGGCTGCTTAAATGATGGTCGTCAAATAAAATTTGAAGGTGATTTAGGAGTTTTCAAATGAAACGTAAATTCAAAATCACATTTGAAGTCGATTGTAAATATCCTTATATTGAAAAGGAAACTGAAAAGTTATCAAAAGCATTTGATCAATGGCTCAAAGACTGGTCCTCCCCCGACAGTTCTGGGCGTGATATAATCCCTGTATTATATGATAGGACAGATGAACATCAACCGAATGGTACAGTTAGGGTTAAGATTATACGAGATGGAGAAGAGATTCTCAATGCTTGGTGGGATGAATTATCAAATGATTTCTGAAGATGATTTAAAACCAGTTATCGAAATTGGTGAGGGCTTGATAAGTGCCGTTTATTACAACGATTTGTCTGGCGAAATAAGTATTGAGAATGAAGATTATGACCAAATCTTTTTCAGAGATGATGGTAAGCTTAAGCATCATATAGAATATTTAGAAGAAGAGATTGAAGCTTTGAAAAAAGCTTATTTCAATAATATGAAAGTTTTTAAACGCGCCATTTTTCTTTTGAAAAAAGAACAAGCTAAATTTAAAAAGGCAAAGAAATGATTAAAGTAGAAATGTTAGTTGGTATCCCTGGTTCGGGTAAGTCTACTTACGCTAAGCAGGTGGTTGCCAAAGACCCAAACAACTGGGTTCGAGTGAACAACGATGATTTGCGTGCTATGATGAATGGCAACGTGTGGAGTGCAGACTATGAAAAGATGGTTACGGATGCTCGCAACTATCTTATCCGAGATGCTTTGAAGCGTGGCAAAAATGTTATTATCGACAACTTGAATCTTAACCGTCGTCATTTTGATGATGTGTGTAAGATTGCTAAGTCAGTCAATGCTGATATTCAGGTTTTTGAAAAAGCATTCTACGTAGAACTTGATGAGGCTATGGTTCGCAATGCTGCTCGTACTGGTGCGGCCCGAGTTCCTGATGAAGCTATGAAGAAGTGGTGGAAGGAATCTGGTGGCAAGCAGTTCAAATTCTACAAGCCGCGTGTAGAAATCTACAAAGAACGCCAAGGGTCTGCTCCAGAGTTTGCACCTCCGGTTTGGCACGATACTCTTAAAACAGCCGTTCTTTGCGACCTTGATGGTACTTTGGCTTTGATTCATAATCGCAGTCCATATGATGCCACTGATTGTGATGTCAAAGATTTGCCAAACTGGCCAGTTATTGAGACAATTATTGCTCACTATAATGCGGGCCGCAAAATCATTTTCTGTTCTGGACGTGAAGATAAACACCGTGAGGCCACTATTAGGTTTATTGAGAAATATTGCCTAGTGGATGGTAAACCCATCGAATATGAACTTTATATGCGCAAGACTGATGACTTCCGTAAAGATTCTATCATTAAAGAAGAAATCTACCAGCAGCATATTGCAAACCAGTACAATGTGCTGTGCGTCCTTGATGACCGTGACCAAGTAGTTGAATTCTGGCGACGGATGGGATTAGCTTGTTTTCAGGTCGCTCCCGGCAATTTCTAACCAGTTTTAGTGTAACGTGCGGGGTTCTGTTTGTTGGTTCGTTCTCTGTGACAATTAGCACATACAACTTCGCACTTTACTAACTCTTCTTTAATTTTATCGAAGGACATTCTTCGCCTGCGCATTGTACTAAGTTTCAAAAACTTGTTGCTTGGATTTACATGATCCAAATCCATTACGTAAGGCGGATACTTGATACCACAATCTGCGCAGGGTTTGTCTTTGTATGAATTGATTAGTTCATCAAGCTCTTTGTCACGTTTCTTGGCTTGTTTGAAATAACGCTCTTTGTTCTCTTGATAGTTTTGTCTACCGGCAGCACGATGACACTCTACACAGTAGTGACTACGTTCGGGATTTTTGGATGGGTTAATTTTTGTTAAAATAACTATGAGCCTTGATATCGGTGATATGGGCATCTATGGTCATGAAATAAGTTTTACTTATAAAAAGACTTTTGAGGCCGATCCTGAGGGATTCAAAAAGGCGCAAGCAGAGTATGATCAAGCTTGGCAAACCTATATCATTGAAAAAAAGAAATATGATGAATGGGTTAAATCAGCAAGAAATCAAAGCGCTTGAAGATAAACTTGCCAAGCTGAGAAAGTAAACTTTTCGGTTGCCGGCCTTGACGCCCTATTTATGAGAATTATGGTATAGGTGTGAGCGAGAATTTCTCGTATTTCCGGGCCAGATAAATTGTAGCTTCGTTATAGAGATAATGGTAAATCTTTTTAATATCATCCTTTTTTCATAGCTGAGATAATATGGCCATTATCTTGTGTATAATGATGTAATTCTACTTTAAGCTCCTCTTCTATAATAGATTTGATTTTCATTAGAAATGAAAGCGAAACACTATACATACTAAATATTTTAGACTTTTCATCACTGCGTATGTAGATGCAACCATCGCCATCAAAGAAGCCGCGAATAAAATCTCGTCTAAATTCTTTTGGAAGACTATTTGGATATTGTAAACTGAAACTTTTATTTGGAATACATCCCCATTTATTAAGCTGTTGACATAAATATCGGCTTGCTATGCGAAGTGAGACCATCTTACTTTTATTTCGCGTTCTATAAGAAATAGGATGATTGGCACATAGATGCTTTTTCATAAGTAACAAATGTTCGCTATCATTTGCAGATAACTCTATTGTTAATTCGTCTCCCGTGTTACAGGCGTCTGCCATACAAAAGCCCAACCAATACGCTTTAATTGAATTTTCGATTTCATCGAAGAACGATTCATCAAACGAATATTTTTTAGTGGCGTATTTAGAACATTATTAATTCTGGCACACATCTAATTGACCGGATGCCATTATATAACATTTCTGTTTCACAAGGAGTATAAAGAGCTATGGGCGCTATTGTATTAGGTCTAAT